ATTTAATGGATGAAGGTATACCACCATTTACAGGAGACAAAGAGGTAGAGTTTAGAGGAAACTATGAAACAGATGGTTTTATTTATGTTAGACAAACTCAACCTTTACCTTTTACAATTTTATCGTTATACCCAAGATTAACTACTAATGATGGATAATATGTTATATATAGTACCTTATACTGCTGAACATGGAAAATTTATTCTATCATGTCAAATGAATCATGCACTAATGGATAAGGATGCTAGATTTGAAGGAGATGCTATGAACCTTGTGCAAGATCACCTTTCTTTTACAGGTATGGTTGGTAAGAAACCAATCTTTGCTGCTGGTATGAAAATGATGTGGGGTCAAGTAGCAGAAGGTTGGGTGATTGCAACACAAGATGTTTGGGATCATCCTTTATCAGTTGCAAAAGCAATCAAAAAAGATTTTGCTAAGGTTGCAAGAAAGTATAATATCAAAAGAGTTCAAACTGCTGTAAGATCAGACTTTGACAAAGGTATAAGATTTGCAGAGTGGTTAGGATTAAAAAACGAGGGATTAATGAAACACTATGGTTTTGATGGTTCAGACCAATACAGATATGCGAGGATATTTTAATGGGATTTTTAGCTCCAGCAGCACCTTTTATTTCAGCGGCAACATCTGTAGCAGCGGCACAACAAGCTAGTGCTGTTGGATCATATAACAAAGCAATAGCTGAAAGAAATTTTAGAGTTAAAGTACAAGAAGCTGAAAGAATACAACAACAAAAAGAATTTGATTTAGCACAATTTGATAAAAAATTTACTAGATTTCAAGGAGAAACAAAAACTGCTATATTAACATCTGGTGCTGAATTATCAGGTTCTGGTTTAAGAATATTAAGATCAAATGCTGAAGAAGCTGAATTACAAAAAGATATTATAGATTATAATTCTAAAGTTGCTGAATCAAGAAAATTAGAAGAAGCAAACTTTGCTCGTATGTCAGGTGATTTAGCAAAACAACAAGCTAGAGCAGCTCAATTTGGATATTATGCACAAGCAGGAACAAGTCTACTGAAAGCGTTTGGATAACTATGCCTAAGATACCTACATTTACAGCAACAGAAAAACCTACTACAGATGTAGGAAGTGTAACAACAGGTATTCAAGTATCTCCTAGAGCAACTGTTGCTGCAAGTCTTTTACCAGGTGCAAATCAATTAACAAATTATGCAATAAAAAAAAGAGATAATGAAGAAAAGTTAATTGCTAAAAAAGCAGTATTAGATTTAAAAGCAGAATCAGATAAAATTATTGAATCACAAAAAGATAATATTAGTGAAGATGAAGCTATTAATAATTGGAAAACAACTATCACACCATTAATTAATCAAAAATTATCTACTATAAAAAATAGAAGAGTAAAAAAATTAGTTGAAGCTGGTATTGATTTAGAAAACTCTGAAAGTATTTATCATCTTAAAACTAATTCATTCAAAGCATACGAAAAAGAAAGTACAAAAATTTTTAATGATGAAATGGCTATTGGAGTAAACAATTATAAAGCAACAAATAATCCAATACTTAAAGTAAAATATAAAACAGATTTAAAAGATAAAGCAGAAAAATTTAATAAAGAACATATGCTTGGTGCTAATGATCTTAAAAAAAGAAAAGAAGCTATTGATAGTGTTTTATTATTAACAGATGCAGATTCTTTTATTGGTTTACCTAATGCTGAAAAACAAATAGCAAATTTAGATTCATCATTAAAAGGAGAAACATTTTTATCTAATGAAAATTTTAATAAATCTATTTACAACTCTTATGAATCTAAAATTAATTCTTTAGCTGTAGAAGGTGATCCCAATGCAGATTATGATGAAGCTATTAGATTAATTAATGAGTTAGAAAATTTTGAAAGATACAATGGCAATAAGGTTGTATCAGGCACTATTGAAAAAAATTTTGCACAATTAAAAGAAAGAGTTTTAGGCGAAAGCATAAGACACGAAGATAAGGTTGCAAAAATACAATTAGGTAATGCTTTTTTTGAATACGCTGAAGGTCAAAAAAAAATTATGGAAACAAATTTTTTTAATCAATTTGATGCTAGTTTAAATAAAGCAGCTAACAGAGAAAAAGCATTTGAAGCTGGTCAAGAATTTGATCAAAGAATTGATGCTTATGTACTTGCTAATCCTGATGCTACTTATTCTGAACAACAAGAGTATGCAAGAGATTTAAGAATGAATATAATAGATAAATATCAAGATATTGAAATTGAAAAAATTACTGCATTTAATCTTACATCAAATAAATTTAATGTAACTAGAGAAGCAGATGCTGTTTTTGAATTAAAAAGACAATATGATGCAGATCCTTCTAAACCTAATACTTTAAAAACTTTAGCAAAACTAAATGGTTTTGTTGATGAAAAAGATAATCCTGATGTAGGTGCATTGCTTAATGTTTACATACCGATCTTGCAAGACAGAGAGAAAAATTAATTATGGCAGACACACCATTAAATGAAAATACATTAAATTTTTTTAAACAATTTGAAGATAGTACAAAAAAAATAGAACCTGTAAATTCAGGTTTAATTACTAATCCTGATGAAAAAGATTTTAACTTTTGGGAAAAAACTGGTCGTTTAAGTTTATCAGCAGCTCAAGGTGTAGTTAATGCTGTTGAAGAAACTGGTGATTTTATAGATGAAAATATTGTAACTCTTGGTGGATTAGAATTTGGTGATGAAGATGGTAAAGTAACATTTAAAGATTTTATACCAAGATATGTTTCACCTACAAAATGGAAAACAGAAGAATATTCTAAAAAAAGAAATTTACCTATATTTCATCAACCTGAAGGACTAGCAGAAAATATGACAGAAGGAGCTACTCGTTTTGTAACTGGTTTTATAGGACCTAATAAATTTTTTAAAGTAGTAGGTTTGTCAGGTGGATTACTTAAAACAGGTATAAGAGGTATGGCAGCAGGAGGTGTTTCTGATCTTACTGTATTTGATCCTAATGAAGGTAGACTATCAGATATGTTAGTTGAGTTTGATTCACCTGTATTAGATAATGCAGTTACTCAATATTTGGCTACAGATGAAGATGATACTGAAATGGAAGGTAGAGTAAAAAATGTTTTGGAGGGTATGCTTATTGGTGGACCATTTGAAATATTATTTGGTCTAAAAGCATTTAAAAAAGCAAAAGCTACTAAAGATTTTGCAGAAAAAGAAAAAATTTATAAAGAAGCTGGTGAAGCTATTAATGATTTAAGAAAGTCTAAAAGTAAACAAATATTATCTATAGAAAAAAATTTAGTAAAACCACAAAATCCAAAAATAGGAGACAAAATAAATATTTTTGATAATGGTAATAAAATAGAAGTACAAATTTTAAAAGTAAGTAAAACTGGTTCTTTAAAAGTAAAAAAACCTGATGGATCAGAACTAGTTGTATTAGATTCCGCTTTTCAAAATCCTCGAAATATAGATTATACTATTAAATCACCAGCTGTTAATGCTCAAGGACAAAAAGTATCTTTATTATCTAAAACAAAAGTTAATGAAATAAGACAAAAATTAATTAAAAGAAAAGGTGAATTTGAACAACAAGGAATAACAAATCAAATAGCTTATAAAAATATTTTAGATGATTTAATAGCTTTAGATTATTCTTTAAATAAAGTTGTTAAAGTTAAAAAAACAAAAAAAGTATACAAAAAAATAGCTGAAAATAATCCAGCTATTAATATGAAAGAATATTTAAAAAAATTAAATATTGGTCAGAAAGAAGCTAAAAAAGAAACAGAATCTTTTATTAAAAAAATATTAAACACCAAATCACTTAAAAATTCTGCTCAAGTTTTAAAAACTATAGATGATGTTGCAGAAAGATTTGATGAACCTACAAAAGATTTTTTACAAAATGATGTTTTGAAAAATGCTGAAGCTGAAGAATTAGCAACTCTTATGGCAAGAGACAAAAAAGAAATACTAAAATCATTACCTAAAGAAGGTGAAAGAGCTAAAACAGCAACTGTTAGAATGATTGCATCAAAACAAATACTACAAGAATTGGCTTTTCAATTAAAAGAAACATCTGAAAAATATGTAAAACAATTTGGTAGAGATACAGACAAATGGACTAAACAAGCTAAAGAAGATGTTGCTTTACAAAGTAAAGTGGTAAGAAAAACTGTTGTTAATTTAAAAGATCAAATTAGAGGTGCTGCAAGAGTTACACAAGCTGGTAATATTAAAGTTGCACGATCAGAAGGTAAAATTTTAAATGTAGAAGAGTTAGTTGATATTATAAAAAACTTTGAAGGTGATTCTGCTACTATGGCTAGATTAATAAAAGATGCTCCTTTAGAAGAAGTTATTAACAAAGTTTCAAAAAGTAAATATCAAAGAATACAAGAAGCATTTAACTCTGCTTATATCAATTCATTATTATCAGGTATATTTACACAAGCGATCAACGTAAAGTCAGGTATATACGAAGCACTGATAAGACCTTTAGAACAAATAGCAGGTGGTGCTTTAAGAGCTGACACTAGAGCTATTCAGTTAGGTTTTGCACAATATAAAGGTTTAATGATGCACTTTGGTGAAGTAGTTGAAATGACACGACTTGCCTTAAAACAAGGTGATGCAATTCTTGATCCTACTTCAAGAACTCAAGATAACTTAGAAATTATAAATGGTAAAGCCACAAGACCTATTAGTGGTGCAAATCTTGGTGTGGAAGGTGCAGCAGGAACAGCTATTGATTGGATTGGTAAAGTTATAGAATTACCATCAAGACTATTAATGACAGGTGATGAATTTTTAAAACAATCAAACTATAGAGCTAGACTTTATGTAAATGCTTTAGATAATACTATGGAAAGAGGACTAGATATTCAATCAAAAGCAGGAAGAGAAAATATAGATAGAATTTTTAAAGAAGGTTTTACAAAAAATGGTGCTGCAAATATTAAAGAAAGTTCAATAAATCAAAATGCTCTTCAGTATGCAAGAGAAGCAACTTACACAAATGATTTGATGGGTGGTAGTCATTTAAACATTGGTTCACATATACAAACCTTTTTAAATGCTGCACCTATATTTAGATTTTTAGCACCTTTTATAAGAACTCCTACAAACTTGTGGAGACACATGTCAAATCGTATACCTGGATTAGGTTTAAATACAAAACAAAATAAAGACTTATGGAGAAGTGGTGATAGAAGAGCAAGAGCAGAAGTTTTAGGTAGACAACTATTAGGAACATCTGTTGTTATGTATGGTCTGCATTTAGCTACAGAAGATGTAGAAGATAAGAATGGTAAAAGGTATCCTAAAATAACTGGTAATGGACCATCTAATTTTCAAATAAAAAAAACTTGGTTATCTTTAGGATGGCAACCTTATTCTATTGCACAACTTAATGATGATGGCACAGTAACATATAAACAATACAATAGAATGGACCCTCGTTTTATGGTCTTAGGTTTTGTTGCAGATATAAAAGAAAATTTAGCAAACATAAACGATCAAGAAAAAGAAGAAATGCTTACAGCAGGTATTATGACAATTATGAGAAACGCATCTAATAAAACTTATTTAAGAGGTATTACAGATGCTATGGCTCTTATTGGTAGTCCCACAGAGAAAAAATTTGAACAATTTTTTGGTGGTGTTGCTGGTAATTTAATACCTTATGCTTCATTAAGAAATCAAGGTATTCCAGGTATTTTAGAACCTGAAACAGATGCTTTTGAAACAAGAAGTTTTTTAGATAAAATATTAGAAAGATCAGGTTTAGGTGAAAAGTATTTAGAACCTAGAAGAGATATTATTACAGGAGAACCAATAGAAAAAACACCAAGTAGTTTATATTTTAATCCTGATGGTATTTTATCATTTTCATCATTTGTTCAAGGACCATCACTTGTTGGTAGACAAATAGATGTAAAAGATAATCCAGTAGCTTATGAGATTGCAAGACTACGAATAGCACTTACTCCACCAACAAAGGTTAGAAGTAGAGTTGTAGATTTAACAGAGTTTGTAAAAGATGGTCAATCAGCTTATGACTATCTTATGGAAAATACAGGTAAAGTAAAAATTAATGGTAGAACTTTTCAAGAAGAAGTATTAAATCAAATGAACTTTACCTTTTATAAAAATAGACAAGAAGGTGACGTTAATTTTGATGGTGGAAAAGAGATGGTAATTAAAAAGGTTTTCAAAGCATATAAAGATGCAGCTTATGCTCAAATGATTGAAAATTACCCAGAGGTTAAAGACGCATTAATCAAAGCTCAAAAACAAAAATATGAGCTTTTAGGTAAAAGCAAGGAAGGAGAATCAGATCAAATAAATGTTTTATTACCTCAATAATGTGGTATTGAGTAATGAAAGAGTTTAATATATAGAGAAACTAATATGACAGTATCTTCAACTACAGTAAAAAATTCCTACTCAGGTAATTCAAGCACAACAGCTTTTGCCTATGCCTTTAAGATTTTTGCGGACACAGATTTACAAGTAATTATCAGATCCTCTACAGGAACTGAAACAACCAAAACTCTAACCACGCACTACACAGTATCTGGTGCTGGAGATGCGTCAGGTGGTAATGTTACATTTACATCTGGGAATACTCCTGCAACTGG